GGCCAAATTGACTTATAAATCTGCTGATAACTATGGATAGAATAATCACTTTCTTCTCCACCATGTCGCACAACGAGCCAGGATTTGATTTCATTTCTAAATCGTTCATACTGAGCTTCATCTTGGCAGTGGAAAAACAACTCCCACATCACAGATACAAATGTTGATTCATCTTGCTCAGCCACCGTAATAGCTCCAGAAGGCATGCGCCACTCCACAGTTTTAAAAATGGAATTCAAGTCCAATTTGCCAATATATTTGCCATTATAAAATTTGGAAAAGGTTCTCTTCAAAAAAGAGAAATCTAAAATGCGCAAAAAATTGTCAGCACAAGCAGTCTTATTTGCAGAAGTAACTTCCATGTTAAAATATTCCTTACATGCCCAAACAAAATAGGGCATGTTGAACCAACGTCTGACAAAACGCCTGACCGCCATAGCCAGATCATCTCCGTAAACACGAGGTAACACATACTCAAAGAAATCATATTCCCTAAGAACCTCATGTTTATACCACGTATACATTTGCATGATGACATTACGAAGACAATTATTCTCAGCAGTACCCAAATTCCCAGAGGGTTGCATACCCAACTTAATAAACAGATCATTGTCCATATTGATAATTGGCATAACCATGTCTGTAAGTAAGCCCTGCAAAGCTTTCAAGGAGAAAGCTGAATACCCAAAATGCTTGTTAACATTATAAATAACGGTGGCAGCGGCTCTGGCAATGAAAAAAGGGCTAGCAACATCAAAACCGGCGAAATCTGCTTCAAGCACACACTCTTCATCATCAATTTCCTCATCGGATTCCATATCCTGACTGATAAAATCTTGAAAATCTCGAATAAGTTTATCAGAGTCTGTGTGCATATTATATCCAATTGCAGAACAAAAGACCTCAGAATGTTCAACCATTTTAGTATAAAAATCATACATAAGTACACGCGCAACAATCAAATTATTGAGCGCGCACATGTAAAAAGGTCGAGTCTTTCCAGCCTCACATTTGCTAATCTCACGGGGCTCATCCTTGAATTGCACATTAAAAATGTATTGGTTAGTCTCTCCAAACCCATAATTTCTCAATTCTTGATCAATTTTATCCTTAAGTGGGCCAACAGGCTCACGTGTGGTGTCTCCTACCAGCGGAAGATATTTCTCCTTCTTGCCGGGATAACCAAAAGCACCACTCGTGGAAGCATTGACTCTCCTACAAAAGGGATTATCTTCAGTGCCGTTAACCGCATCTTTGACCCTCAAGGGACTCAAAAAATGCACTCCTTTGGATATAAGGCCTTCAATAATATATCTAGTAAAGCGCCTCACAACAACATCAAGCACATCCGAATCGTACAAAGGCACAGGAATGTCCATCTTTCGAAGGGCGTTATTCTGAGGCGCAATATACACACCATCTTTCTTGAAAGGCATCAGCGGAGGTGCAGCATAAATCAAAGTCGGAATAAAATCCAGTTCCTTGTGTAACAATCCACGCATACTTTCACCGTATCCAGACTTGACAAGCTTCGAAAACTTCTTAATCTGAACAGAACCTGGCAAGGTGCCAATACACTGAATATTAGGAAAATATTCTTGCCTAAAAGGGGACTTGCGAGAAGGCAAAGTTCTAGGCATAATATATGCACCTTGCGAATTCAAAGGTAACAATCGTGCTCTAGCTTTCAATGTCTCAATGGCTTTCTCAATCTTACTTTTTTGTAGGCGCACAGCAACTGCTGTGGTAGGACAAGAAACCCCTCCAGCCGCATGTATGCCGATGACTGCACATGATTTATCACCAACTTCAGCTACTATAGGATAACCACATAAACCATCAAAATGCTCGTACTTATATTCAAGCATCTCTTGCAAATCAACCTTACCAGTGCGCGGATCCGTGGAAAAACCACGACCCTTGGGAACAATACGAATAGGATGATCTCTAAGAACGCCCGACATTGCTTTAGGACAATCACCATCAATCAGATGACACGTCTTACGCCTAAAACTACGTCCAATGGAAATAACAGAAACATCCCCTCCCAAATGTTCAATGCAATGGGGAAAAAGCTGCAATTGCTGAGCATCTGAGGGACTCTTATCCCAATCTCCAGACAAGGAAATATGAATCACAATATTCTCCATTTCACTTATAAGGTGAGTATTAATGACGGCATAATTCCCTTCAATGCCAAACAGGAATGCTTTAAGAACTCTATCTTCTCTAACACCTCTGGCAGTAGATAAGCCACAAATCTTTATAGACATGACATTGCACATAATTGCTTTAAACAATTCCAAAGGCTCTCCTTTGTGCACGCCAAAATCTAAATTGCAGGCAATAGTGTTGCCATAAGGAAAATGTTTGGCCGGTACGTCAACAGCACGTGTGTTTTTCATAACTTCAAGGAAGCCAGCTCCTTCCAATTCATTGATGCGTTCATTTGCATCATCAGGATTAACAAAATCAGAAATGTATGCTTCAGAAGATAATTTTGAGCCACCTCCAATGGTCTTATACCATGAGAAAATAACACCCGACAAACCAAACATAGCAAGAATTATAAAATCTCCTCTATGAGTAGAAATTGTTTGTCCAAAAGTGTTCCACCCTACATAGTACAACAACTGACGAATACAAACTGACTTGTCACTTTGAAGCTTGTCAAGGCGCTGTTGAGTATATAGCCTTGCGAGAATAAATCCGAAGTTCTTCCAACGTAAAAAAGGACAAACACCAACTATGGTCCATGTTAAAAAACGACCAAAAGGTGAAAAGTAAATAAATGCCAAAAGTAATAAGACAAGCCATCTGGTTGGACTAAAAACTATTTCAAAACCTGCAGACTTGGTTGCACTCATAACAATAGCACACTCTGAAAGTCTAGCACAAATGCCAGCCAAACGTTGCGAATGAACTCGAGTGTCATCCAAAAAAGTAAGAGCATCATCAATCTTACAATGCAAATATGCCCGAAAACAATAAGCAGGTGCAAGAGCAGTGCCCAAAACATTTGCTTGTGATCGAAAACACTCTTTAGATTCCTCAATTGGAATGGGGTCTCCAAGAAATTGAGCAAAATCATAATCAACATCAGAAAACTTTTCAACAAAACCTTGATAAGCAAGATCAGCCAATTCTGATTCATCAAGCTCTTCCAACACAACATCTTCCGGGAGAACAAACTCTTTCTTCTCCTCCAGAGAGCGCAAAAAAGGTTCAACAAAACTAGATGCGTTAGCTTCCCGAAGAAAATCTTGCTTCTTAATCCAAGCACGACAATAATCAAGAAACCAAACACACATACCTTCAATACGCCCCTTGTATAGGACATTAGGTATGGAACGACGCTCATAGGCATGGTATTCAGTACACACAACTGTAAAGCGATCTAAGATATTGCCACCATTCTCAATGGATTTGCCCGAATCTAAGGCCGTTGTACGCCTACCATCATCCAATATCTTAATGTAATCTTCGTCAACAACAAACTCACAAGTAATAAAACGACGATCCATGGCTGAAGGAGTATGCATACATTCTCTAGTATTCAAGGTAATATTATTACTATCAATAATAGCCATCTCAAGATCAGTATAGATCTTACCTTTTCCATCAAACGCCATATTACAGGGAAAAGGATTAGAGTCTATTAGCGACTGCAACTCAGTAAGCAATTCTGGTATTGACGATCGTGCAATGTCCGGATGTTCACAACCAACTTCAGAATAAAACCAAAATGGCTGATTTGAAAAACCCTCATGATATTCAGAAGATTTACATCTAGAATAAATATGGGACTCATCAAATTCTCTACCCTTAGCAAAAGAATAAATACGAGGATAAATTCTCATTAATTCACTTTTGCCAATACCAGGTGGTCCAATAATCTTAATTCCAATGGGAGTAAGGCGCTTCTGGGATTTTAGCAAAGATATAACCTCAGCCAAGGCAGTCTCAAGAGAACGCAACGTAGTAGAGACAGCTCGACGCTGGGTCGCAAATCCGCTCAAACGGGAAGAAATAACTTTACCAGCTTCCACAAGTTCTGCGGCTTTCAATCGAAATTCTTTCCGACACATAAATCCTTCTTTGGGCAAACCCACATAGAGTCTATTTGTTGAATAATAACATAACAAATCTTCACTATGCTTCAGAAACAACGTAGTAGGATCACCAGAGAGAAAGATCTCAGTAAGAGGAATGCCTTGCTGAAGACTCTCACCAAAACCAACTAAGGTACCAAAAGCCTCCAATATATTGCAAATCATAGACATCACATTCATCTTCTCAGGTCTACCAACAAATTTGCTAATGTAAGCACCAATATCTCTATCAAACCACTTTAAAGAAAGTGCAGACAACAGAAGAGACTTGATAGCTCCAACCAATTCACTAGAAAAAACAGTCTCCAAGAAACATCGAGCACTCTGTAGATGCCTAGATACACCACCTTTCTCGGTAATGTCATCAGATTGAGAAACTAAATTATTATTTCGCAATCCCAAAGCCATGGGAGGGCGCCAATAATTACTAATTACTTCACGCAGATGTACATAAAGCTCAGAGCATGTAGAAGAAGTTATGAATTTGTATCTAGAATTCAAAACCATCAAAACATCAGTATGACTATGGCACATGCTAAGCAAATAAGCAAAATTAACCAAGTCAACAATATCTGTGCCCATATGTTCCAAAAAAGATTCTCCCATCTCTCTCAACTTTTCCCAAACCTTCTCAAAAGGCCGAAAAGCATTGTCAAAAAATTCACATAGAAAAGAAACCCAATCGGCGGGTAAATCAAATGGAATTAAACTGCGAATATAAGCCATAAAACCATCAAAGGAATTCACAAGAGAATCCTTCTTCTTAGTAAACGAATCCATAACTTCTTCGTAACCTTCTGTACGTAACTCACGATAATAAGAGACATAATCTAAATCTTCCAAATAAAGTTCTTCTCGCTCAACCAATGAAATATCATTGTTGACGAGATTTGAAAAATCCATAAGATTACGAATCTTACGGTCAACATCTTTCTTCTTCGATTTTTTCTCGAAATCTTTTATACGGTCATCAAAACCTTGGGAAACCAACATATCTTGCTTCTTCAATAAAGAAGCTGCTTTCCTTCTTGCTTGTGGATGAATTTTCTTCTTAGAGGGAACACTCTTAACGGCATTCTGGGGCAAACCAGATTCCCGCGCATTCTTTCTAGACTCAATTCGTTCAGCAAGCTTAACAGCAATATGTTGTTTATTTCTAAGATTAGCCTCTTCACGAAGCCTAATTTCTTTATCACGAGGTTTTTCACTTTTTAAAAAAGCGACGCGCAATTTGCGAACTTCACGTCGTTTTTTCTTTGGAACAGATCTAAGAGACTTTTTCTCTCTATAATCTTCCAAACCTGAATCACCTTGGCGCTTGACAGCAGATGTTTCATTCTTTCCGTTAAAACCTTCTACAAATTCTAAACTCAAACGAGAATTTTTTACATTTCTAGAATATGATTTTTTAGTATCTTCTAATTTATCCTCTTTATTCCAAGCCCGTTTCTGACGGCCATGTGCAAGAGTTTTCTTTCTGTTTTCCAAAACCAACTGATGAACAGGCAAAACTTTCTTCGATTTCTCTACAGAACTTTTCTCTTCTTCAAATAAATCCACAACAGAATTTTCGGCATAAAATTGCTTAAAACCTTTCTTTGGTGGCATTTTCACTTCCACCTCATAATCACAATCATCTCCAAATAAATCAGAAACCTCAAATCGATTTGATCGTTTTCGCACTTCTAAATCATAATTTTTACAATATCTTGCATATTCCTTCTCAATTTCTATATCTGAAAATCTTTTAGTATCTAAAACAGGTACGGCATTGGTTTGAGAAGAATCTTTCAACGTACGAGTAAGGCGCTTCCTAAGAAATTTCTCAGAATCCTTCTCAGTCAAAGTTTTCTTGTTCTGACTTTTCTCAACTTTAGTAAAATTCTTTTTTGACATCAAACTCTTTAAATTCTTCTTTAAACTTGTATGGCATTTGGCGGTTGAGGTAATTTTAGTAAACTTTACAACCATAAAGAATACCTAGATCTAACTGCTTATTAGGCGCAGTGGGGAAAAACCCCTCCTTTGTTCACGGGTTATATGCTGAAATGTGTTGATCAATTCATATACAGCATCCTTTGGGTCCTAATTGAAGTATAATTAGGGAAGCCAAGAACTACAAACATCAAACGTGTGATCTCAATCAATCACAAATTATACATGTTTATATAAAATAGGCGGTAAAACAGTAGAATATAGCTAAGAAATATATACAATCCGATTCTTCGGATAAAATAATATACATGCCATGTTGGCAAAAATCTCGATAATCCAATTACCGAAGAAAAACGTAGTCGTAGTCAGTCGATCTACAGTCAAAGTCGCAACCAAAACTGACAATCTAAAACAAAACACTATTACAAATCGTAAAGTACCATGGACAACTTGTCTTAATCTTCAAAAGATCTTAACAAGAAG